CTTGTATGGCTTGTAAAGGGCAAGGTGTGATGTGATTGAAAAAGCTATCTACTCAATACTGACAAATGATACTGATGTTAAGGCTCTTGTGGTCAAGAGGGTTTACCCATTGATTGTTGCTCAGGGTGTCGCGATGCCTGCTATAACATATCAGCAGATAGGTGGGCCGAGGTATCATACTACTTCTGGGCCTATTGGTATGGCCAATACGTTATACCAGATCAATTGTTGGGCAGAGTCTTATGACGGCATGAAGGATTTATCCGAGAAGACACGCAAGGCATTGGATGGTTATTCAGGTACGTCTGCCTCAGTCGTTATTGATGTGATACAAATGCAGGACGAAAGCGATATGCCTGGTTTGTCGGCTGATACAAATATAAAAAGGTATGGAAAGCGTTTAGATTTCAGAATATGGTTTAAGGAAACTCCTTAAAAAAGGGGGGGGATAAAATATGGCTGCTAGTGATGGCACACATGGGTATGGGACCACTTTAGTGTCCGGGACAAATGGCACAATAGTGAATATTATTTCTTTGGGCGTCGACGGCCAGACGAGGGATTCGGTTGATATATCAACGATGGACTCGACAAGCAAATTCAGAGAATTCGTTTCTGCAATGGCTGATGCTGGCGAGTTAAGTTGTGAGGTTAATTACGATGGTGCCGATGAGGGTATTGCAGATGACCTGAGTACATTATATCAGGCTGGCGCAACGACTACAACTTGGACTATCACTTTTCCTGATACTTCAACTTTTGTATCGTTTGGCCCGATTACAAATCTTGGGATGGCGGTTCCGTTCGACGATAAAATAACTCAATCATTAACAATTAAGTTGACTGGTGTGCCGACGTTTACCGATGTCGCACCGTCATAGCAAGGGGGTAAGGTATGAGTGCAGGTACTCATGGTCATGGTTCGGCGTTGGCAGGAGCCACTGCTGGAACTATAGGTAATGTTATTTCCGTTAGCGTTGACGGACAAACAAGGGATGCAATAGACATATCAACGATGGGATCTACGAGCAAGTTCAGGGAATTCGTTTCTGGTATGGCTGACGGTGGAGAGATAAGCTGCGAGGTCAATTATGATGGTGCTGCGGCTGGTGTTGCAAATTCTCTTAACACGATCTATCAGGGTGGAACAGCAGAAACGTGGACTGTAACATTCTCTGATACGTCAACTTTTGCAAGTTCAGGATTCATAACGAATCTTGGTATGGCGGTTCCGTTTGATGATAAGATAACTCAGTCTATCACTATCAAACTGTCGGGCAAGCCTACGTTTACGGATAAAGCGTAACAATATTTTTAACAAAATTAAAGGAGTGATTTTATGGCATTGACAAAAAAGGACATTTTGAAAGCCGATGACATCCAAAAGGAAATGGTTAATGTGCCTGAGTGGGGTGGTGACATTTACCTCCGCACGATGTCGGGGTTGGAGCGTGATGCGTTTGAGCAGAGTATCGTTAAGGACAAGGTTACAAACCTTACAAATATAAGGGCGAGGTTTTGTGCTTTGGTTATCTGCGACGAAGACGGAAAGCGTTTATTCACCGATGCTGATGTTGTTGAGTTGGGCCGAAAGTCGTCTTTGGTATTGTCCAGGATTTTCGATGTTGGACAAAGCCTTAATGGTTTTACCAATGCCGATGTTGAGGAACTAGCAAAAAACTCCGAGAGCGGCCAGAGCGACGATTCTGGTTTAAGTTAGCGATTACGTTGGGGATTCCTGTCGGGGAGTTGCAAAGGCGTATGGATAGCAGGGAATTTGCCGAGTGGATTGCGTTCAACGGTATGGAGCCGTTCGGTGACGAGCGTGCAGATTTAAGAGCGGCTTTGGTGTCTTGTACGATGGCTAATATGTGGAGCAAGAAAAAGCATAAACTTAAAGATTTCCTGTTCGATTTTAAGCCGAAGGTTGAGCAAACCCCGGACGATATGAAATCGTTATTAAAAGCGTGTTGTGCTAAATTCAAAAAGGGTTAAATAAATGTCATTAGTTGTAAGTCTAATCGCAAGAACGGCGGCCTTTACTAAGGGGATGCGTGGCGGTGGTAAAAGCGTCAATCGTTTTTCTAATAGCGTTCATGCGTCAAGTCGGCGAGTAGCTGGTTTTGCCAAAGGTTTAGTTGCTTTGGCGGTGACTGGTGGGCTGGCAATGATGATTAAAAGAACGATGGATTCGATTGATGCCACTGCTAAGTTTTCCCGCACCATCGGTATTGCCACAGAGCAATTAATAGGGTTGCGACATGCAGCGTCTATTATGGGGGCAGACGCGGCAACCCTTGATAAGTCATTGGAGACATTGACCAGGCGTATCGGAGAGACTAATTTGGGTGTGGGCCAGGCAGCCTATGCTTTAGATCAATTAGGGTTATCCGCGAAGGAACTCGAAAAGCAAAGCCCGGACGAAAACTTCAAGCAAATTGCCGAGAGCATTAAGGGGTTAGATACTGCGGCACAGCAGGCAAGTGCAGCGTATTATTTGTTTGGTCGGCAGGGGATGAAACTACTGGAAACTTTGAAACTTGGCAGGTCAGGTATCGAGGAATTGCAGGCAGAAATCAAAAAACTAGGTGCTGGTTTTACTGATTTGGATGCTCAGAAAGTCGAGAACGCAAACGATTCATTCGGGAGAATGCGATTGATGCTTACTGGGGCTACTCAAGTATTAGCGATAGAACTTGCGCCATACCTTGAATCGTCAACAAATCAATTAATCGAGATGGGTACTGCTGGCGAAGGAATGGGACGGAAGGTGGTCAATTCATTTGCATGGATATTAAGGGCCATAGGATACGTTGCTGATGCTTTTGTTTACATAAAAATGACGTTCCAGGCATTGATTGCGTCGGCATTGATGTTGATAGGTCAACTTACAGAGAAGTTTGGTTTTCTTTCCAAGACGGCGCAGGCTTATGGCGATTCAATGATTGCCGAGGCTGATAGGTTGTATGCCGCCAACGATAAAGCATTTGAAAATATGCCGTCAAAGAGGATTCAGACATTTATCGATGGCGTAAATAAGGGAATGGAAGCTGTCAAGGCCAAGACAAAAGATGCTGGCGGTTCGTTTACCGAATCATTCAAAAAGATGGCTGATGGTTTAGATAAAGCAAATGAGAAATTGAAAGAGCAGATAGATACCTGGGGATTGACTAAGAGGGAGGCCGATTTATTCAATTTGGAGAAGTTGGGCGAGGGGCTTACTGGCGCTGAGTTGGATGTATTTAATACAAAACTGGCAGAGACTAAAAGGTTGATGGATGATTTGACCAAAAAAGAATCAATCGAGGAGGCGGCAGAGGCTTCGGAGAAGGCAGCGGAAAAAGCAGCAGACGAAGCACAGGCAAGGATTGATAAAATAGAATCGTTTGCGGATGGCGTGAAGGAATCCCTTAAAGGCCCGATTGATAAACTAAAAGATTTTAGGGAAAAACTGAAAGAGGCTGTTGCTGCTGGTTTCTTAACAGAGGACCAGTCTGCTGCTGCATTGCGGAAGATGGCCGAGGGTCTATTGTCTGGTGTGGAAGGTGCTAAGTCAACCGTTGGCAGGGGCGAGGCACAGGAGATTAGAACTGCGTATGTTGATGTTGCTGGATTGTCGATGGGTGCTGACCCGATGATTCAGAAAATGGAAGAGCAGAACCAAAAAACTGATAAGACGAATTCTTTGCTATCGCAGGTTGTTACTGCGGTGGCGGATTAGGATATAAAGTATGGCACAAGAAGTCACCTTAGATTTAGTTGACGAGAACAACGGCACATATAACTGGATGGGCTGGCAGGAGTTGGTACGCAAGGCCATTGTTAAGGGTGTTGAGGGCGAGGGTTTTGAGCGTATAGTTCAGGCGAAGGAAACTGTCGGCATGCCTGAGTTGTATGACCCACATCCTGCTGTTGACTATTGCTTGTTGCGTGAGATAAGGTTTGAAAGCGTTGATAACGAAACGGTGGTATTGAGGTTGATATACCGCAGGACACAGCGAGGCGATGCGCAGAGGGCGCAAAAGACCATAGAAACTGGTGCGTCTTTATCTCAGGTATCTACCAACCAGGATTACGAAGGGACCGTGTTTAAGGTTGACCATGATTTCCCACCTGGTTATAAGTCAAGTATTGACGCAGAACCATTGGCAGGGACAACTACATCACCGACACAGAGCCTTGAAGTTCCTTTGCTAATCCCTGAGTCAACGATCACAATATCGAAAAGGGAAAGCTCGGACCCTGCGAGCAAGGCAAGGGATTATGTTGGCAAGATTAATTCTGGCAGCTGGACATGGGACACATCGGCACCAGCGAGGACTTGGATGTGCAACGGAATCGTTGGGCGTAGCGATGACGGCGGGGACCATTTTAATGTGACATATTCTTTTCAATACCGAGCAGATACGTGGGATACTACTATCGTATTCATTGACCCTAATACCAGCAGGCCACCAGTTGATTTAGTATCGGGCACAATGGGACAAACCGCTGGTCAAAAAACCGTACAAATGTATTCAACCGCAGACTTCAATAATTTGAACTTATGATACCAAGACTACAAGGACAATCTTTTCGGGCTATACGGGATAGTATTAATCTGATAATTGACGAGATCAATGCCAACAGCAATTACACTGGTGATGGTACTATACAGGTTAGTCGCGCTGGCAGGGCAACATCAATATCTGCTAACATTAACCAAATAGCGCAGAGGATCGCGAAGGTAAAGACACAAACTGCGGAATCAACAGAGATACATAAAGCGTACTGCAGTACTGGTTCGCCTGCCGCCGTAACAATGACTTGTTTTATAGATACAGACACTACTG